GTGCACACGGCAACAAAAGCGAGCATACGGGGAAGAAACGCGTGGCTAGGGGTGAGTACCCCCAAACAATTCCGCATCAAAATTTGGGCTTTGCTATTTTGCACCCTGCGTACTTCCCTGCTTAGAACCCTGCTTCCAGCCTGTACAGCCCAAGGCCAGCCCGAGGGTTCGACCTACTGGAATCCAAGCCGAGAATTTCATCTCAATACGTGAAGCAAACTGCACATTGCGTAGAAGGCCTCTAGAATGCGCTAGGATTGAATTTTAGGGTCAAGGTAGGCAACGGTATTCCCCGACCCTAGAAACGCAATCCTAGGCCAAAATAGACCCCTTCCTGACGATTCCCAGCAGAAAGTTCCATCCGCAATTGCAACTCATGGCTACCCACGGCGATTCAGTCGGTCTGTATTGCGGTCGATACGCTGGCGCAGTCGTCTGGTTATTGCCTGCAGTTTTATTACTGCTTCCGTGAGCAATTGCATGCTCTTGCTGTACACCCAGAGTGCCCACAGCGTAAGGAATACGCCCACAAAGTTCACCACTAGAATCAACCAAAATACCTTTTCAGCTTCTGGCATAATCGTCTCCGTTTTATTATCTATTAAAGAAAAATAATAAATCCCCTGAAAGCCCCGATATACAAGGATTCCAGAGGATTCATACTGGACTTATATTAATAGTAACCTTAGTTACCACCCTTGCCTTCAGAGTTCTTTTCTAAAGTATTTGTAGGTTCAAGCATTTTATTATCGTACTGAAACAATGTTTTCGAGATACGCAATAAATGTTTGTGCTTGTTCTTACAATCTTCCAAGGCTAAGGCATTAGCGTACAGCACTCTGAGCACTTCCTGCGCTTGCGTACTCTGCAGTTTCTGAGGGTCTTTGCAAGCTACAGTCAGTGCATACGGTAGGTCAACCTTACTTACCTTCGCTTGTACCTGCACCGACGGCTGCGTTGTACTTGTGCATGAACTCAGAAGGAAAGCACTCAACAGACCCAGCAGGGCTATTGCCAAGAGCTTGCACTTCTTTAGCGCTTTCAACAGTTTTTGCATTCGTTTGTTCCTTCGCTAGTTCATAATACATTTGTGCCTTCTGATTAGCCTCCAGCAACTGCGCTTCGTGCTTCTCTTGGGCTTCCTTAATAGCCTTCGTATACGCATTGGTAGTTACCTCAACACCGTATTTGTAACCATCGTTGTACTGCTTTTGCACTTCCTTGCTGTAGCTGCTGTACATCAGGAATACCAACCAGACAGTAGCAGTAATGGCAACAAGGCAGATACCACCGAAGAGACACCACTGTCGAGCACGTCCCGACAGCTTACTCCAAATAGTAGCAGGGATAGGGAACATCATTCCGCTCCTTCTAAGTTCTCAATCATACACGTCTTGTAGCGCCATTGTTGACGCTTCCAGACACCAGCACAGCGCTTGTCCTTGCTGCAGTCCATACCACCTGCGTACTTGTAGCGCAGCAGAGCACGACAGGCATTGCGGTAATGCTCTGGGCGTGTCTCCAAAGGTTTGTTTGCAGTTAATAAGAGCTCACGGCGCATACTGCTCTTTGCCCAAGTAGCTCTGCCGAAGTTGTACACGAAGTCCAAGTAAATATCGAACTCTCGCTGTGTAAGCTCAACATTCGGCAAGGAAGCAATCAGGAACTGCTCGTCCTTGGCTGCATGCCACTTGGAAATGTGCAGCGCTTCTTCATGCGTAATTGGTGCATCAGTGAGCTTCACCTTAGAGCCATTACGGAAGTCAGGCGGATACTGCGTACTGCCGATACCAATGGTGGGTACACCGACAGAATCCTTGTAAGGCTTCAGTACCTCACCTTCCCACTGCACCTTGCTGTGATAATAAAAGAGGCTACCAGCGAGGGTAGCCACTATTAGTTTGTTTCGTAGTTGCATTAGTGCTCCTTAGAGGAATCATCTTGAAGTCTGTTCAACTTCAGTTTCAACTCCACTTCAAATAGCTTTTGTTGACGGCGTTCTTCTTTGAGTTTGAAGTACCATGTAACACAAAGACCCAGCACCGATGCTAACGTACCGATAATAAGTAACCAGTCCTGTTGCGCTAACCAAGCAGCAAAGGATACCGTTGTACCACCGTACATCATTTCTTGTGAACCTTTCATTGTCTTCCCTAGTATTATAATAGTTAAATACGCCTACCGCCCCAACGTCTATGCAGATTAACCACACCAAGGTCAGGAGCTCCAGAGCCATGCCCAAGAGGAAACCGCAGGAAATCTGCAGCAGCCTCAGCAGCACGTCTCTCAGCAGCTTTGTTCTCATCAATACCCAAGAGCTTACCGAAGTGCGCTACAAAGGCTTGCAAGCAGTCAGCACGGTCATCATGCGCTAAGCTGTTGCGGTCATAGGTAATGTCCGTGAGTTGACGGAATAAACTGAATTGTTGGCGCTTGCTCTCTGGTTGAGCCAAGCAGTACAGCCAGTCATCATCAATAGCCTGCTTATGCACTACCAAGCGATGCCTGCGTACAACAGGAGCAATAGTGTCGATGATTCGGCGTTCCTTCTGTCCAGTAACGTAGTAGTCCTGAACGCCTATATCTGCTTTCGCTGTACGAATACAGTTCTGCATCAAGGCTGTAGCCGTACCATGACCCATGTTTCGCTCTAAGTACATAACGCGCACTCGGTAGTCCTGAGCCAGCTTAATGAGCTTATGGCAGTTCTCTTCAGTGAAACCACCAGCAAAGCCACCTGTAGTAAACAGATGCAAATACCCAGCAGCCTCAGCACCAATACAGAATGCCACTTCATCACCACCTGAACCAGCAGGGTCAATGAACATACTGGCATTTGTGAAGGGTACGAAGTTCGTACTGGTTTGCACTGCTTGTACAAACAATTCATTCAAGCACGCACTATTGCTATGCTTCACTGCAAGACGCGGGTCTGAACTCCAGTGCACAACATCAGGTGCATAATCCACGCCAGTATGCACAACAGGCATATCCGTAACGTTGATGCGCTGACGAAGCAAGTCCGAGAGCATTGTGTCCAGCATGTACTGTAGGGCATAACCCTCAGCACCGTAGTCCAGTTCCTTGGCCTGCAGTGTCTCTTCCGAGAACAACTGAGGGTCAACTGGCTTACCACGCTGGCCACTGATACCACCGCCTGTGCCCAATGCTGGGTCGGCCTCCAGTGCTTCCAAGATAATCGGAGCGAGTTCATCACGGCGATAGCGCTGTAGCTCTTCGCTGTTTGGATAGCGCGAAGTCCAGATACGGATTTGGAAGCCACGGCTACGCAGTTGCTTGTACACGCTGTCCTTGGTTTGTGGTGTACCCAAGTACAGAATCTTACCGTGTGAACAAATCGCTGAGAACTCTTTGGTCAAGAGCGCCAGTTGCTCACGCTGTACTTGGGTCATACTGTTCTTCTGGGTTTCCACGTCATCGGGAATCAGAAGGTCGGCACGTGCACCCTGCAAGTTCGCTGTTACGCCCATGCAGGTTACACTCGCGGATTTATCCACACCGCGTAGGCTGTAGTGCACGTCATAGCTTTCTGTACTGAAGCGGTCGCCTGCATTCGGGTCGGCACGCAGCCAGCACAAAAGATTCCATTGTTGAATCAGGCGCACAATCATGCGTGCCACGTCCGAAGCCTGACGAGCACCAGCAGAGACCACCAGAATACGCGCAGAGTTATTGCGGATAAGTGTCCAGACGGCATACAGCGCAGCCAGCGTAGATTTCGCTTGACCGCGCTGAGCCTGCACCATAGCCTTGTCTGGGCATTCCTGCATGTACTTGGCAATGTCCAGTTGCACTGGTGTGATAGGGAATCCCAAGAACTGCATACCAAGCTCAGCAAACTCCAAGAAGTTCTCAAAGGTTGTGCTGAACATGATACTGAGTTCAAGACGTTCCTGCATTGGAATGTCCGTAGGGTTATCACGCCAGCGCATACAGCGAGTATTCAGAAGCTCCAGACGTTTGATAGTCAGTTCTGAAATCATAGATTACCTCCTAAGCTATCATGAAAGTAGATGCTGCAAGGATTGCTGACCTTCAGCTTTAGGCTTGACAGAAGGCTCACCATCAGTTTCCTTGAGAGCTTCTTTAGCTTCACGAAGTACACCAAGGGCTTTAGCTTTCTTGTCTTGCTTAAGCTGTTGCCAAGCATCACTCATTGCAGCCAACTCTTCATCAGAGCTTTCTGCAGTGATACCGTTGTTCTTAAGGAAGGTCATGACTACAGTCTTATCTGCTGCAGACATCGGGATACCCTCCTCGTTGTTCAGGTAGAACTCCAGTTCATCTAAGAGGAGCTTAGTGAATCTCTCGTGGAGTGTTCCGAGGCTTTTCTTAGTTGCTGCCATTTCTCATAAATTCCTTTAAGGTGCCAGAGGTTACGTGTGTCCACGATAAGCTCATTAATAACCCAAGTATCATTAAAGGTAGCACGCTCAACGTGTGCCATGTACGAAGTGCTACGGTCTTCATCTTCACGATAGCCTTCTATACCCACGCGTTTAAGGAAAGTCTCTAACGCAGGACTAGTGTGGTCTGTAGGAAGATGATGACCACCTTCATAGACGTGGGCATGTACATAAGCTGTGCGCATTACTTCTTCAGGTAGTATAGCGGTGCTGAAACCTTGCGAGTTTGCATTAGCTATATTCACTGTAGTCAGATACTGCATGTCCCAATGCTTGATATGCAGTGCAGGGACTTGCTGAGTTTTATGACCTTCACTCATAGAATCGAAGTATTTGAAGCCATGCCCACCAGTATAGGCTTGCACACGCATGAAGCCTTCATCAGTAGGGGTCTGCTCGCGTACACGGATACTCAGCTTCTCAAGAGCACGCTCAGGAGACACCAGAACACCTGCGCCTGCATATGCTGATACACTAATATCCGCAGGGTAGCTCTCTGTTACCTTCTCAGTACTACGTACACCGTTATCCCAAACATAGGACGGTACGGTGATAGCAGAGGCTGCACGCGGTAGCTTAAGCTGTGCACTACGATGTACACACAATACCAAGTCCTTGAAGTTGGCCTTTGGTAGAATCGAAGTTATACCATAGTTACTTTCTTGGACGTTGATGGTAGCACCCTCTGTATAGCCATAAGGTTCGCCTGTACTGTCATCGTAGTGTGTACGCGCATCTTTAGGTAAATCACTATCAGCCTCAAAGGTGCATGAATGGCAGATGTATTTGTCAAGAACAGGGACACCGCCATTACCATAATCCGTACCAATGTAGCTACCTGGATTAGAGCTCACGTCTGTCCTACGGAAGAAGAAGTAGTACTGTACACCGTCAACAACAGCGAAAGGCACTTTCAGGTAGGTAGTGTACCGACCCATATAGTCGTTTAGCTCAGTAAGGGTATTAGGCACATTACTTAACTCATTGTAAGAGATTTCCTTACAAGCGTCCTTCTCGTATTCAGGTGCAGGTGTAATATCACGCCAGAACACTTTAGGGTATGTGTAATTACGTGATGCTGCGACCTCTAAGGCTAAGTCAGGGATAGGGTTTAGGTAAATAAGCGCTGGTAAACGCCCTGTCTGGTCAAACATATCAGGCGCTTCTGCACTAGAATAATTTGGGTGCTCACGGATTACGGGCATCAACTTATCAATGTGTGCTTGTGCCTGCTCGTAAGCAGTCCAGAACGTTTTCAGTTCTTCTAACGTGTACACATCTGAGTGGGAATAACGTTGGTCGTCCTTCGCAGTGGTACGCATACGTACAAGCTCTCTGGGGAATTGCAGCGCACGTATAGGATAGAATAACGCCTTATTGAAGATACCAGAGTTAGGGTCAATAGGCTGATTCGGCATAAAAGGCTTAACCTTATGCTGATACACAACTGCAGCAGTAGGCTCTTGCTGGATACGATGCAACAAAGCCCCTAAGCGAATTAACTCAGGGGCTTCAGCGTTAGCATCAGGTGTAACGCGAGCAATCAGCACTCGACCTACGAATCCATCAGGAAGCGCAATACGCTGACTATCCACGGTGCGGATTTGTAAACGCAGGTGCTCAAGGGTGTCCCAGATGGCTTCACCAGTAAGTATCCACTTGGACACTGCATCAGTAATCAAAGTAGAATCCGCAGTAGTGATGTCGTAGGCACGCAAAGCATCGGAGTACTGCATAGCAGGGCTTACAACCACTATACTAGAATCGCCTTCACGGATGTCCAGTACAGTGTAGGTACGCTGGTGCTCACGCGTGTACTCAGCAGGTGTATAACGTAGGTCTTTAGTTTCCATTAGTACAAAGTATCCTTGTAGTCTACAACCCAACGACTTTCCCGTTGCATGGTTTCAGGGTCTTCCTCTATTACCCACTTAAGCACGGAGTTCTTAGCATCTACAAATACAGGCAGGTGCTCTTTCAAATCCTTGGGGGCATCATCGGCAGCCACGTATTTCGTAATCGGTTCGATAGCAGGATAGTTACCGAACTTATCGCGTGTATAACCATAGGCAGGCATGTAGTCGTTGTCATTACGAGCACGCCAGTTCGGCAATGGTGTATCATCATGCACAAGTACAACCTTCGCACCACGGTCTGTAGTTTCAGGTTGTGGCCCAATAGGTGCTGGGTCATGTCGCTCAGGAGCAGGCTCTTCCCGATGCTCAGGGTGAGCAGGACTTGGCTCAGGGTGTGAAGGCTCTGGAGCAGATGGTTCGGGGCTAGGCTCTTCCTTTGGCGGTTTAGGCACTGGTGGGTCTGCACTAGGCTTATCCTCAGCAGTACCAAGGTTCACAAACCATTTGTAGACACCAGTCTCGGCCTCAGCAGCATAGCTGATGCTGTAACCGTTGGCATCTTTGGACACTTCCTCGAATCGCCCATTAGGACTATTACTTGGAAGTACCGTGGTTTGTTGACGCGGAAGCACCGCGTAGTACTTGCCAGCTTTGTCCTTAGTGTAGCCAGCAGCATCTAACTCAGCAGCTAATGGTTTCTTACCGACAGCATCTTCGTAAGTGCTAAAGGCAGTGCTCTTGTTCAGAACTCGTAATTGAGTATCTGTCAAGGACAGGGTTAAGTAACCGTTGCTGTCAATCTGCTGACCGCGCTTATTGGTCTTGAAGGGTGCTTTACCGAAGATAACAGGTACACCATTGTGAATATACGCAATAGTATAACCTTGGGTTTGCAGGTGCTCAGCCGTAGGAACAGCTTGAGTTTCTGTATCCACGTCGGGTTCTGGCTTAGGTTTCGGTTTAGGCTCTTCTGAACCTGTATTTGGTTTCTCAGGGTCAGTATCAGGGACGACCTGTTTGTCCTCTACAATACCGCCATTGTATGTACCATCACGCACTACATCAGCATGAATGAACTTCACTTCGCAAAGCTCTTGCTGCAAGTACAGCAGTTGATGATACAGCAGATTCAGGTGCTCTTGCTTGAGCACACGGTTAGGCGCAGGTTGCACCAACAGCTTATCCATAGGTGTAGCACGGCGCAAGCAGTACGTACCTGATGGAAAACTCATAGATTTCAGGAAGGCAACAAGGTCAACTTCCACCACGCCCATAGGACTTGCAACTACGCGCTCAATAGCTTCTGCAGTAAGCGCTGGTAAACCTTGTTTCTTGCGTTCAGCAACAATATGCTCAAACAGAATACGGGCAATACCAGTCCAACCGATGTTGTTACGGTTAGAACCACCGAAGTGATTTGCAGTAGCTACGTTGGGTTGCTCCCCAGCAGGGTTTGCGGTAGGCTGCTCAGTAGGTTTAGGGTCAACCTTTGCAGGCATACCTTTATAAATGTATTTAAGTGGTTCGGGCAAGGCTAATACAGGACTAGCCCAGTACACATTGAGGCCTGCAGTCAACAGCACATCTGAAGCAGCAAGAACAGGAAGGCGGACTACCGCAGTAGCCTCTTCGCCTTCCGTGTACTCAATGCGAACCATGCTTTGAAACTGAGTTAGTTTCATTCATCATTCTCCAATGATTTCAAGACACCAAAGCCTTGATTGATGATTGTCAAGCCAAGCAACGGCGTAGCATCAGTGAAGTCATACGCTTGCAGTTCGCTGTCTGGATTGCCGACCTTACGGAACAGTTGGTTCATCTTCTGCAATGGGCTGAATACAGCAGCACCACGCGATTGCCCAGAGTTCACTAAGCTATCGACGGCGATACCGAAGTAACCTAAAGCAGGGGCTTGCTGAATACTACCTGCATAGATGTTGTCGTCCCAAGGTTTACCGTTGGTAACGTTCTTCGCTGCAGCCAGTACAGGGGCAATAGCACCAGACCAGAACAACAAAGTAGCAACACCGCCTAAACCGTCTTGGTTCGCAGTCTTACGCAGAATCTTCTGATGACCAGCCATAGCAAAGCGCATAAATGGAAACAGCACTTTACCTGTACTAGTATGCTCAATAAACGCAGGGGCTTCGCCAGCCTTTACGGTCAAGGCAATATCATCAGAAGCATTAATTAGCAGTTGCTGTGCCCGTAGGCTAACGTCAGCGTCCCACTTATTAATGGCAGTACCATGCTTCTTAACTTCAGCAAGAATCTTCTGCATATCCTTCTCGGTAGCACCCACTTTCATCAAGAACTCTCGCTGGTGTTTACTACCCTTAGCAGCAGCAATCAAAGCATCTTCGTAGGCACTAGCTGTAGCGTTCACAAGGAATCTACGGATAGCCTCTGAAGCATTCAGGTGCATAATACTTTGACCAGTCTTGGCAATGTAGTTATGCGCTGTATCCACTGGGATAGCGTGGTTGTCCTCAAAGTGCGTAACGAAGTACCGAATACGTTCATGTGCTGTACTTGTACCAACCAGCACGTCCTTCAGGCGCTGAGCATCTTCAGGTGTGTACTTACTGATTGCATGGAACAGACTAGGCAAGTTCTTGACCATACCTTTAGCAGTACGCCAGAAGCCTAAGCGCTGAATAGCGGTGCTAGTATCCGCGATAGCTGCAATACCAGCATTCTGCAGAATCCATGCGCTAGCAGCAGTACTGGCACTACGCAGGAACTCTGGTGTGTTCTCCCCGACACTTTGACCTAACAATTGTGCACGAACATTCTTTAGGAAATCACGCACCTCGGCTGTACTGTGTCCAGCAGGGGCAGTATCCTGAATCTTAACGAACAGATTGTCCACGTCCTGTACGGACATGCCATAGTGCATCAGACCAGCACGGTGTGCCATCTGACGGTTGTAGGACATAAGCTGTGTGCTGATGTCGTTATCCACGAAGTCCGCTAAGCTATATGCTTTACCGTTGTGCACGATAGTCTTACTGAAGTCCCACGTATTACGAGTACGCAGGTTCTTATGTCCTTGCTGAGTTTGCTTGTGCATAATACGGTCAACAATGCTGTCAACCTTATTGCCTTCGACACCACTGTTCAGCAGCACTTCAGCAATAAAGTCCCGAGTTGCACCCACTGGCATGTGCTCAGTAGCCTGCATACTGGTCTTCTGTGTTTGAATGAATCGTTTACCGATGCTCTCGGCATCACGTCCATAAGAAGCCAGTTCAGGGAATCGTTCCAGCACATCATCACCAATGAACTTAGCCAGTACCTCTTCAGGTAAGCCCTCGTCCATAGCACGGCGCATATTCGCATAAGACCATTGTAGTGGCATGTACGTGCCCTTACCTTCAAGGAAGTCCTGCGGTAAAAGACCAGTGCGCTTCAGTTGCTGTTCCCAGAACTTAGCGAAGCCACTATCAATGTACACGTGCATGGCATTAGCAATACCCTTGTTCGGAGCAAGCTCGTCAATGAGACTACTCAAGTCCACTTCCGTACCAAGGGAAGCAGCCTGACGTTCTGCTTGGTACAACTTCAGACGTAAGTCGCTGAGGTCTTTCTGAGCAGCACGCAGGGCTTTAATCTGGCTATTGTGATTCCACGGTAGAAGCTGAGCGAATCTACCAGTGCCACCATAGTACTCTTGGGCAGCTTTACCCAAGGCATCGTCCAAGGCATTCAAACGCCACTCACCATGTCGGCTCAGCAGACTAGCATGCGTAATAGCATTGTCAGGATTATTGAAGCTGGGGTCTGACAGCAGACGGTTGAGCTTCTCATAGTCCTCAGCAGGCAGGTTCTTACCAAAGTACATCAGTTTGTCTGTTGTGCTCAGGTACTGCTTGGCTCGGGTGCTGTATTCCGCTTGGCGGTTGATAGCAGCCCATTCGCTATCAGGGGCAGGGCGCGATTGCATACGCACTGCTTCCACGGCATCGCCAGTCTCGAACTCAAGGTCAGCATGCTCATGTGCATCAGCAGCATCGGCTTTGCGCTGGACTTCGGCATCAAAGTCCGCTTGCTTCTCGGGCGGTACACCGCGTTGCTTCCCAGCACCACTACTGTCAGGACGGATACTGTCCGCAGAATCCCCAGCATTGGGCTCTGGTTGAGCAGGACGGGCTGCTGGATTCTCAGGAGCAGTATTACCCTTGTCAGGATTCCGATGGCCTTCTGGGGCGTTTCCTGCTGGGTTCTCGGCGTTTTCGACAGCTTGTCGCTCAGTAGCCTCTTGGATTTCGCGCTCGGCTTGAGCCTTACGCAATTCCGCTTCCTGAACCGCTTTCTTGACGGTTTCGCTATGACGCTCAAAGGCATGGCGTTTAGCGAGAATCTCCGTGCGCTTCGCCTGCAGTTCTTCCAAAGAGTTCAGACGACCTAACTCGGATTCTTCAAAGGCCCGGGCAGCATCGTCAGCTTTCTGTTGAGCAGCTTCCGCGCCTAAGCGCTTCAGGCGTTGCTCAGCCTTGTAGATTGCCTTGTTCAGTTGACCAAGATTCTTTTGGTAGCTCAGACGCTCAGCATCGAACTTACGCAGCAGGTCTTCAGGGACGCCACTCTGTAGGAGTTCTCGGCGGATAATACGCAAGGCATCAGCATCTAAATGCTCACCTTCTTGGGCAGCTTTACTCAGTGTGCTGTCAGGCACGTGCTTAACCACGTCCTTGATGTCGTCGTAGAACTTAGCTGAAGTCTTTTGGGCAGCAGCTTTAACCTCTGCCATTTCAATACGCACGGCTTGGGCTTTAGCTGCTTTAATACCAGCATTAGATTTAAGGGCTTTGGCACTGCTCTCGGCACTGCTCTCTACTACTTTACCTACAGCCTTCTCTGCAGCCTTCTCTGTATGTGAGGCCTGCTCTGCTACGTTTTCAACCGTATCAGCAGTCTTGGTTTTCTGAGCAATCGCAGCTTCTACCTTAGCCAATTCATCTTGGGATTTACGGTAGAAACTCGCTGTACTTTGCTCACCTTTAATAGCATCGGCACGGGCTTGAGCCTCGGCACGAGCAGCAGCACGACGGTCAGCAGCAATTAGTTCTTCGGCTTGGGTCTTGGGCTTTGGTTTGGTTACATGCTCAACAGTGTCCTCAATGATTTCACCGTTGGCTTTGATAACGCGAGCCTTACTTGCACCAGCAAATGCACCACCGAGACCGCCAACCAACAAAGTGTTGACAACCTTCTGGGTAGTGCTTTCATCGCTGTGCTCCCCAAGGGCAGCATATGTACCAGCTACAGAAGCAGCACCGCCAAGGGCGCCAGCAATGCGCTGGCCAGTACGGGCAGCACCAGCAGCCTTCGCACCGAGACCAGCTAATTTACCAGCACCAGCAAACACGGCATCTACGTCCGCAAAGCTACCAACGAAGCCAGCAATAGGATTCTCGGAAGCAACGCCCTCGCGGAAGTCCTTTTCAGACCAGCGCTTAAGTTTGGAGTCAACCTCTGCTTGAGAGCGCAGATTCTTAAGCACCTTAACTCGGTCAGAATCAAGGTTCACCTGCATGCTGTACTTCTTGATGTCCTCATCAGTAACTTTGAACTCATCATCAGGTGCAAAGTCCTGCAAGGCTTCCTCGGTAGCTTCCGTGATGTCTCGACCCATGCTGAACATGCTGGCACCAAAGGATACCAAGGCACTAGGGGCTTCACGCAATGGTACGGCTTCTTCGACGAAGTTCGTACTGTTACGATGGTTAGGGTTGGAATCCTTTACGGATTTAACCTCTTGTTCCTGCCAGTTAGCCTTGACCACATCTTTCCACTTAGGGGCACGCGCTACCTGCGCTTTAGGTTTGGTATCTGCTATCTTGATTGGCTTGGGTGTCCAAGTTGTTTTATTATCCATAAAGGATTCCTTTAAGGTTAACGGCTTAACTCACGAGTAATTGCCTTGATGTTTAACTCACGCTCATTCCACTCTCTAGAGCCTTTAGGGTGCTTAGCCTGAGCAGCTTTCTCATTAGCGAACTCTTGTTGTAAGACCATTGTACGAGTATCGCGCTTAGAAGGCGGTGGAGCTACAGGCGCAGTCTGACGAATAGGCGCTGGGGCACGGTTAGTTTGCTGGGGTTTAGGTTGAGGCTTAGGTCGAGGTTGTTGGCTTGCTTTGTACTTCTTAACAGCATCTTGTACATTCACGCCAGTAAAGCTCACATCAACTAGCTTAGGCTTACGATACGGTGTATCGGGTTTCTTCAACCGAGCAGCAGTCTTCGCAACGTCCGCATAGGATTCATACACAACGCTACTTGAGCCGTCCTTATGGAAGACTAAGAAGCGCATACGGTCAGAATCCCAGTTCCCATCAACGACAACCGTGTTGGCATTCTGGTTCACCTGCTTACCAATCTTCTCATAATACGCCTGCAAGACCTCTGAACCAAACGTAGTACCAGCTACACCAACAGCTTGTTGGAATCGAGCATTTACAGCAGGGGACAGTACAGCAGTCTGATTAGGGCTACGGTAAACCAATCCTTTGGCGTTCATGTACGCCATGGCACTAGCAGCGTTCTGCACCACTGCACCCGAGCGCACGGCTTCAGGACTTACATTGGTCAGGACTTGACGAGTACTGTTAATAAGGAATTGGCGAGCGCCTTGGCTTGCATCATTCTTAACAAGTGATACATCACCAGTCCACGGTGTAAAGTGCCGTGTAGTCCCAAAGGCCTCATTCCACTCTTTATCAGAGCTATGGTTGATTACCTTCTTGACAGTCTCAGTACGAGTAGCACCATCGGTACGAATCCACTGCTCTTTGAAGCGCATAACGTCTTCTAACGTAGCATCACGCTTAGCCATTAATGCACCCTTAATCAAAGCAGCATTGTCTGCTCCTAAGCCAGCGAGATACGCATCGGCAAGTACAGGGTCAGCAGCTTTGTACAAGGATAACCATTGAGCCCAGCCTTTCTCAGCATTACCACTACCGTTAGCAGCAGCAAAGTCCTTGAAGCTAACGTTGTCCATGAAGAAACGGAACTCACGTGTAGCCATCTCGGAAGCATCTTTAGCCAGTTCTGCTGAGCGGTTGGCATTGGCAATAGGCAGCATCATCAAGCCAGCCTTAGTGTAATCACCTTGGGCTTGCAACATAGCCACCTGTTTCTGAGCAGCATACCACTTGGGTTCTTTACCTAGAGCAATAGCCTGAGCCAAGGACATACCTGCCATTTCCTGTACAGGGTCAACCTCTTGGCCTTGTTCATTACGGTACTTCCAGTTCTGAGCATCACCCCAGATTTGGTTGGTCAGGTTAATACCAGCCTTAGCATCGGATAGACTAATCTCGCCTGCATTAGCACGGCGCTGAATCTCTTTACGAATATCGTTGATTTGGTCAATACTGATTGGCTCACCAGCCAGAGCACGTGTACGCAGTTCTTCCAATTGGAAGTGCTGTTGCACACCAGTGTAATCACGAATCTTATCTTTGGCTTGGTTGAGCTCTTTGTTCAGAGCATTCCAGTCATCAGCTTCCAGCACTTGTTCCAAAGCAGGGATACTTTGTAGCAGCATATTCCGTGCAGCTACTTGGGTCTTGTCTGTTGGGTCAAAGCCATCAATCAAACCAATGACTACATGTCGGATACTTTCAGAAGCCTTAGCGTTGGCATCGGCATTATGCCCAGCAGCTACGGCAGCAGCTACCATATTCGTGTAAGCACTGGCTAGGGATTGTTGTGCAGCTTTGGAATCACCAATAGCAGCAGCAGCACCAAGCTTACTACGTAAGTCAATGGCGGTAGCTGTACGCAATTCACGGAACTGCTCTTGTGCATAGGTCTTGTCTGCTTGGGCCTGTGTCTTCACGAACAAGTCAAGGTTTTCTAGAGCATTCTTACGAAGCTGCTGAGTGTATTCTTTTGGTAATTCCAGAGCAGTAATGCCCTTACCGATTTTGTCAATAGCACCTTGATACAGCGCTTGACGGTCATCATCGGAAGCACCATTACGCAGTGCCTGTGAGTATTGCTGACCGAACTCGGTAAGCGCTTGGTTTGTACCTTGCAAACCTAATTGGAATTTCTTACCAATATCGAAACCCACGAGTTCATCGCGGTCAGTAATACCCTGACGGATTTCGTCGGCATTACCAGCTTCCTGAGCCAGACGGCCACGCTCAATATTTGCTTTACGTTTCTCTTCTGCTCGCTTAGCGAAGAACGCAGAGAGCTTATCGAAACTTGCACCGAGCTTAGCATCAAAGGCGATAGTTCCACCGTGTGTATCTGCTACGGCTTGAGCTTGTACCTTTACACCTGCACTGCCAGCAATGGGTTGCAGGTCAATTTTAAAGTCTGACATTTGAGCCTCACTTCAGATTCAGTACGTTGGTTAAGTCAATGCTACCGCTAGTCTGTGGTGTAAAGCCAGTGCTATTACCGTACAGCACGATACCTTGATTAGAAGGATTGGGCTTCGGTTTCTTATCGAAAGCACCAGCCTCAAAGCCAGCAAGGATTCCATTGATACCTGCACTAATACCATCTGCGTAGTTCACGGTAGGCTGCTTGATTTGAGCAGGGCTTTGCTTCAAGGAATCCGCTTCAGCTTGGATTTGTTGATTCAAATTTACGTCCGCTTGCTGTTGGTTACGTAGCAGACGAATACGAGCACGGTCTTCTTGCTTGTCAATATCCGCTTGAAGAATCTGCGCTGTATTACTGTAGTTCTGGGTAATACCTTGGTTCAGCACCAAGGCACTACGGAAATCATTTGCTTGATATTGCACTGCTTGCAGGGCATCTTGAAGACGACCAAGTTGAGCCACTCGGTCTTGCAGCATACGCGCAGTGTTAGTAGCAGAGGCTTCGCGTTGTCTACGACCTGCCTCCGCTAATTGCTTGGCTGCTGCCTTAGCATCTTTAATACTTTGAAAGCTCTGATATACGGAAACTGCTGCCTGAGCTAGAGCAGCATAACCTTGTCCATTACTCATAACAGCAGTTCTCCATTAGAGTTGTCGTATTGTTTGCTTAGTACGCACGGTATTGGCTACCCCGAGGATAGTCATGTACTGCGCGTATTCTGCCTGTAGTTTAACGGTTGTCTCAGATGTACCTTGAATCAACAAAGGAACAGTTCGGCTAGTACGGTAGGTTTGGTGCATGTACTGCTGAGAACTTACACGGTACTTAGCATTATGCTGAACACCCTGTACCTCATAGGTGAACTCAGAAGCACTATCCGTGTTCACTATAGCTTGCACCCAACGAGCACCAGCTTCTGCTTGCATCAGCAAATCATCACCTGCTTTGACCGTAGGGCTATGCAAAGTAACATAGCTCTTGAACAGACGAGCATATGGTTTATCCATAGGCGCTACGTCTAGTTCCTGTAAGTCCAAGTTAGGTTCTTTCTTAACGGATAAGCAGTCAGCAGGTAGGGTCTCTTCGGCAGGATAAGCCTGCTTCAAGATAACCACCTCGTGCACATCGTTCTTGCAGTACCAGTAGATACAATCGCTGAGGAATACAGGAAACAGCACCTTAAGTGCCCATGCTGAATGCGTACTCGGCATGAAGTTCCATTTACCCCAAGCATTCTGCAGATACTGCGTACCGTCCTTAATACTGAATTGCATCAGCACATCAGGGGAATCCTTCTGAATACACACAAGGATACCAGCAGAGTTCTGACTGTACATAGCAGCTACATCACCAAGGTTAGGTACATGCTGCGTAATACTCAGAGGCGTACTCGCGGTATCAGCCACTGCCCCGACAAGCATTTGGGAAATATCCAAGTACTTATCAGCGGCACTGTACAGCAGGGTTGTGCCTTGCACGATAGGTTGCACATCAAAGCACGGACTACTACTGTTGAACAGCAGAGCAGCATTCTTGTTGGTCAAACCTTGCCGTCCACGGATAATACCCTGTACAGTTCGGCTGAACACATACAAGTCCTGATTGAACTCCACGGCATAGCGCCAGATACCAGCAGCAGCAGGATTGTACAAACTGATAGGGTCTGTATCCTGCACGTCCTTAACACTTTCCCGATAGAATTGCCGTGGGGCATTCGTCTGGGACATGAACACACCATCGGAACTCAGCAGCACCAGTCGACCTTGGTAAACACCAACGCCATTGAGTACATTGTCCACAAAGGAAGGGTCAGGGTTGGACTTCGTATCACCCACCGCCTGCATCGTATAGCCATCTTTGCGCTTGAGCTCTACGGCACTGAACACCTTCTCCATTGGGTCAGGGTCTGGGTCTGTAGGCTTGCGCTGTTGCATACCTAATTCAGTCGTAGGGTTACTTTGTAGTTCCTGATAGTACTCAGGGTCTAGCTGAAACTCCAGCACCAACGGCATATTACTCAGGATTTGAGGGTACGGTGTACTCTCTTCCCAGGTACTTGTGCTCAGGCGGTACTCATAGTACTCGGGGTTGATATTACCTATACCTAAAGTAATACCAGCCATGAGCTTAGATGGTAAGTCCTCAACAGCCTTAAGGGTTGGGCGGTAGGCACTACCTGAAGCAACACCGAAGTTTGCGCTAAGGTTCGTGTACAGACTAGGTACAACAAACCAATCAGCACCCGAATCGTTTGCACCAATCTGATATACATTACCCACAACTTGAGCGTACATGGCTGTATAGATGTCTGCGGACTTGGTTTGCTCCAGCAGGCGATTCAAGGTACCAACCGCAGGGCTATTCTCAAGTTGCTGTTGCAGGCGCTCCAGAGTTTGCTTAGCCAAGAGTTCGCGGTCTTTGATGGCATTCTGTATACCCTCGCGTTGGCGCTCACGCAGTTGCTTACCAAACAAGGCACGCGCAATACCGCGCACTCGGGGGTCTCGCTCAGGCTCAGGGGCAGGTGGTGCAGGCGTGTTCGGGTCTTCTGTACTAACACCGAGACGAGCACCATGCATATTCCCTACGCTCTCAGACAACGCAATGACTAAACCTTGAGCACTAATGATAGTACCGCGGGTCAATCTGATGCGCTCTTCTGAGTTCAGTTGGCGCTCACCGTTGATAGGCATCGTAGCATCGTGCCCACGAATCGTATCCGACCAGTCAGACACGAGCACATACCGAATAGGTTTGTCAGGGCTTAGCGGATTGAACAATTCCAGCACAAAAGGTTGCTGATACATTGCATGCGATAAGGTACGAATGTACTCCCATACCACACGCTGCTGACGATACAGTGAGTACACGTCTTCCTGCTGGAACACATCGTGGTCATTCTTGTTGATAACCAGCGAGCCCAAGCGCATACGGTAGCTACTTGCAATCAGTGTCTCGGCAGTCTCTGTACCCGAGCCATTCTGTACTGTAACGTTGTACACGGCTTGCTTGATGGCGACACGGATTTCATCACCCTCTTCTTCGCAGAGCACATAGTCCTTGACGATAGTCGCAGACCAACTCAAGTGCGTATCTGAAGACTTAGCAAAGAAGAAGCTAGTCGGACGAGTAATCGCATCACGCCCTAATGACCGAGAGCCGAAGATTGGGCGGAACATACCTTCACGCTCCAGCTTCAGATAGTGCATCTGATTGCTCAGCAGTGGACGGCGCTCAATCACTTTCTTGCGGTTAAGCACAATCAAGGATTCGTTGTACACGGTGTAATCGAAGTCCTCGCGTGCACCTTGCAAATACATTTGGTCAAGCGTAGAAGACGTAGCAATCGGTGTACCACGCAAGGAATACAGCGTGATTAAGCCGTACTTCGTATTGTGCGCTAGGATTAATTCCAAGCCAGCCATTGTAATAGGCTTAACCACATCAAAGCTCAGCCAGCCTGCTCGGGTAGTAACCAGTTCAGTACCGTTACGTCTGCGCAGACCACGCACAACATCAGGCTGCATATTCAACATATCGTGCACTTGCCCTTGCTTACGCAGGTGCTTAGGCTGCTGTGAGATACCTTGCAATAAGCTGTGCTCAGGAATAAGTACCTGCATAGTTATCTCCACATAAATCGGCGGAATCGTGCACGGCTGCTGTAACCAAGCTGTACTTGGTCATGTCGTAGGTCTTCGCGTTTCAAATCATGCTGCAGCCCTACTAAGCGCTGTTGTAATGTTTGTAGCGTTTGGTCAGCACCGATTACTTGCAGATACAAGTCAATCGTTGCGGATTGGATAATGACCTGCTGAGCCACGTCAGGCAGATTATCGAAGTCCAATTCCATAGTGCAATGTACCTTCAGGGGTGCTTTCCATACACGACCGTTCTCATTAGCCAGCAGGTTGCCGTCTAAGAAATACGTCTGAACACCTTGGCATAGCAGGTCTCGCTGATGCACATAGTAGTTCAAGGTACGGTCTGGTAATTGAATGTTACCATAGATGTCTGGCTTGAGTTCCAGAGTACGGCGGTTAAACCAGTAGCCCTTAGAGCAGATAGCAGTAAGGTGCTTGTTAATTAAGTCCAGTAGCTGCTGCACCGTGGGATTAGGTGTAGCATCTAAGGAATCTACAGGGAACTCCCCGATGTAGGGGAGTGCCGTGTTAATAGCTTGTAGTAAGTTCATAATAACTCCATATAGTAAAGAGCCTCTAATGCAAATAAGCACTAGAAGCTCTATAGTGCATGAAGCTACAGGTAGTTGGAAGTGCCGAACTTAACATAGTACATACCCAAGAAATCAGGTGTGTAGTTGCAGCGAAACTCAAAGCCCGATGATGTGATGTTACGCACCAAGAAGCTGCGGTAATCATTCAGCAGTGGCTGCACCAGTACAACAGGCTGGTCCAGTTGCTCGTCATCGAATGGCGTTTTGAACTTGAACTGATACCACTCCCCATTTTTCAGGTCTGCAGGTTTCTCTACGAAACCAGCCTCAAAGTGCGGAATCAGTGCTCGTACGCGCTCAGTGAAAGTACTACCTAATGCAGCTTGGATACCGCCTTTGGTGATATTAGCAGCACCAGGGTCGCCCTTGTCGCCTTTATCACCCTTCGCACCCTTCAGGGAAGCAATCCAAGCGTCAACACTACCGAATTCCAAGTCACCGTTGGCCATCAAGTAAGCTGACTGCCCATCAGCACCTCGCGGAATAGTAAAGTTCAGTACTGTAGCAGTAGGTGTGTCCTCCGCAGTTACAGTAGCTTCTGTGGCTGGGCGCCCTGTAGTAACAGTACCAACCTTGATAGGCTTAGCAGGAGCAGGGGTTGCTGTACCTGTACCAGAACCAGCCCCACCGCCAGAGGCGGCAGAGCCAGCAGGGTACAAGTACGATTGGAAGTCGTACTCGTTAGACATTATGCAGCTACCACTTTAACAGGTACTACAGTGTCAGGACGGCGAGCCACAACGGTCTTCATCGCCACGGTAGTCAGATATTGAATCTGCTCTTCTTCACGAGCCACATGGCTAGTGTGGAAGTCCTTAGCGATGATGTCGATGAGGGACAAGCCCTTGTCGAACACAACCATACCGTATTTCAGGTCATCGGCAGCAACAGTCATGTTCAGTTCAGGTTGAACAGTGCTGTGCAGGGTATGCGCACCAGCAGCAGTCGGGAAGCAGTTAGCTTCTACGATGTCAATACCGTTCAAGCGCATAACACGGCGGTTTGCGTAGTCGCCATTACCGGCGCTGAAGTCTTTGTTAATCAAAGTCGGGTGATTCATCAAGATGCTGTACACTTCTGGCTTCACGATAGTAACCATGTTTTGCAATGGAATATCACGAGTAATCAGAGTTTCAACAGCCTTGGCGTGTGCATTAGCCAGAGCCATTGCGTTGGCTTCGTGGTCAGCACGGTTCGCTGGGGCAGCCTTGATGTTCGCGGTTACGTCAGTACCGTCGAAGAACACACCGTTTGCTTTCAATTCAGCAGGCGCTTTCCAAGTACGGCATTTCAGCAATTGGATAACGTGCGCAGTGTCCCAATCACGGGCGAACACACTGGCGTTGTTGCTGGCGATTTCACGGCGATAGTCTGGAGAAGTCCAGTCGTCCATGAAGTCGATGTTGTTCTGAATGTACAGAGCCTTGTCCAGCACAACGGTCAGTTTGTTGTTTGGTACTTTTTGAGGTTCGAGTTTATCGCCGACTTGACGAGACTTCACTTCAGAAGCACCCAAGCGGTCAAGACGGAAGGTGTTGGTATTCGGCAGGGTAACACGTTTCTGGGTCAAGCCATCAAACAGGGATACCAGCTTGAACTTGGTGTCAACGTCATGGCTGAACATTTCCAAGTGAATGTTCTGGCCAGCGTTGGTGGTGTGGATACGCGTTAACTGCGGTGCGAAATCATATTGAGCCATATTGCTCTCCTAGTAAGTAATCAGATACCAGCTTGGATACCAGCTTGGCGCATACGCAGAAGCTCTTTGTACAGAGCACCTGCTTGACCTGTCTCGAAGGACTGGTTCGGGTATTTCGCCTTGAGCTCATCATAAGCTGTGAGGAATTGGGTTTGGGTCAGTACACCGTTCTGGACAGACGGTTGGGCACTGGCGGTAACAGCACCTTGCATTGGTTGTTGACCTACAGGTACAACCGAGCGCATCAAGGCTACGGCTGCATCAAACTGCAGATTATTGACCAATTGCTGTACAGCAGGTTGCAGGTGCGGTGCGGTCGCTTTGAACTTGTTGGTCAAGTCCAACCATTGCTGTTCACCACCAACAGAGGCATAAGCCTGCTGCTTGAGGGTATCACGGTACGCGCTTCCGTCTTGAAGCAATGACTGGGCTGCCTGCAAAGCATATGCTGCCTTGTCGCCGAACTGCATTTGGAAAGCTGCTAAGTCCAAGTTCGCGTTCTTGGCCATGGCATCTTGCGCTAAGGCTGCTACGGCGTTGGCATCGACACCGACTGCACCCAGCATACTCAAAGCAGTTTGTGTACCATGCGACACTTCAAAGCCCAGAGCATTTGTATCAAGCTGCTGCTGTTGAGGTTGTTGCTGTAGTTGCTGAGTTTGTTGGGTTTGCTGCGGTTGCTGCGGAATTTGCTGTTGCTGCGGATTCTGGGCAGGGTCTTGCTGATTGCCTTGAGTACCCTGCTTAGCCAACAGTTCTTGCAGTTGCTGCATGAGCTCTGCGTTAGGCTGCTGCTGATACTGCTGGTCTTGCTGTTGTGGTTGCTGCGTTTGCTGTTGAGCAAGTGCAGCTTGTTGTTGGTTCAAATCCATTATACTTGTCCTAATTGTTCAACCATCTCACCAGTAGCATCTTGGCTAGTGATATGACGGTCTTGGTATTGAGTACGTTCAAGCTCAGCTTGTTGTTTCTCGATAATCGCAGCCATCTCTGCTTCAGTGTACAGGAACTCACGGCTGATACCATGACCCAGCATGAACTGCTCGATAATCTTCTCAACGTTGAAGCGCGGAGACACTTGTTGCAGCGTAGGGATAATCAGGCCGAGCTCTTGTGTCAAGGCTACCCATTGCTGTAACTCTGAGCTACGGCTAAGGGCTTGCACACCAGTGATGATTTGTACTTCCAGTGCACCCTTGGCAATGTCTGTACCGATGCTGTGGTCTAACTCGTAGCACAACAGGTAAGCTAGTGGCAAGTGCAAGCTCAAGGCTAATTGGCTGTACACACTACCCAGTGTCTGTTCTGCTTCACGAGCAGCAACTTCCACTTCGTAGGCGGTTACGCGCTCACCTTGTCGCTGATTGGTAGTCTGCATGAAGGCAACGGCTAAGCGCTGCGTAATCATCTGGATACTACCTTGCAGTGCTTGAATCTTTTGGTAGTCGCCAATCTCAAGAGCAGCGACTGACTGCGGTTGACCTTGCACTACCAGACCACTGATAGGACTTTCCAGTTCCTGCACGTCAGTGTTACCAGCAGGGTCAGAGAGAATCTTGACGTTACACGCCATGGCTTCGTAGTCAGTCAGGGCTCGGCTGAGCTCAGACAACTTCACGAAGTCCCCTGCGTACAACTCAACATGCCCACGACCAAACCACTCCGTCGGTCTTGTGCTCCAGCGCACTGGAATGTACGGGCAAAGGTTCTCGATGTACTCACCGACTTTGGTATGCACTGCCTTACCATTAATGTACTGCTCTTCGTACCAGCGCTTAGCAGACTTCTCCCAGCGCACTACGGTGAACAGGTCAAAGGTCTTAACTGCTTTCTGCGCTGAATCCATGTAGGCCATAGGGCTGATACCCAGCACCATCTTGGCGTGGTCAGTCAAGTCCAGTTCAGTAACGGATTGCTTCAGGATAATACAGCGCACATCGCCAGTGATGTAGTCGCGGTCAACAACGTACTCACGTGGACTGTGCACATGGAACTTACCGTCCTTACGCACAAGCAGTGCATTACCTGTGATGATAAGCATCTGCATAGCGTAAGTTAAGGCAGCATAGCTTGCGTTGCTGAATAGCTGCGAACTACTTGCTAACTCAATACGAGCTAGGTCTTCGTCCAAGTCCGATACATCGCCTGCATCTAACTTGAAGAAGCTGTTATTGGGTGGGAACAGTGTTTGCGTGAGCTTACTGGCTAGGCTGTTCACAAAGAATGCGCCAGAGCTCTGGTAGTCATACTTTAGCTCAGACTGGTTAATACGCGGAAACACTGAGGGGATAGTCCACTCTGCATAATGCTCCCACGCATTGATTTGAATCTGGTCGAACAATCTGTCCCAGATACGCTCGGCACTGAAGCCAGTTGTGTTCATAGATTCAAACTCCCAGCTACGTTACCAGTACCGCGCTTGCGAATCTGATTCTGCGTAGTACTAGTGCCACGGCTGTTCTCAATAGTAGCAACAGGTTTGTTCTGCTGCTCTTGGTTAATCTTAGCGGCATTAGCTTGTGCTTCCGCTTGGATACGGTTCTGACGTTGCTGCTCGCGGTTAGCTTCCTTAGCAGTCTTACGTTGCTTCTCAGAACTGTACACTGTAGCAGCAGCTACAACTACTGCTGCTGCAACAAAGTAGGCACTCATAGGTCTTCTCCTAGGAACTCTGCTCTAGCTTCTTCTATGCTTTGAGCTTCTGTACGGTTTACCGTTGTGAATACACAATCCGTGTAAGTACGAGTACAGCGCATCATACCAGCAGGTTCGTGAATGATATTAAAACCATGGAGTTCTTGGATACTGTCATGCACACGCAGTTGACAATCACCATGCACAATAAGCGCAGTGGGTACTTGTGTTACCTTACCGATAAGCACAATGTCCTTTGGTACGAAGATGGTACGGTAGTAGTTACCGTCAGACAATGATTCCTCAGCAGGGAATGCAATCTTTTCATCTTCAGGTACACCAGCAATTAAACATTGAGCCATTGCGTTTACCATGCTGTTAGTAACTACGGTACTAATACCTGTACTGCTACTAGCTGTAACCAGTGCTTGCAGATTACTGTCCATGCCAGTTACCTCGCTCAAGGTCTGCTTTAGTTTGTCGCTGAATACATAGAGCGATATGCTGTATTACTGCACGACTACCAGCAGTACGAAGTAAGTCCTCAGAGCTACCTTGTACCATCTCAGGGAATACTGCGTTCAAATACGCAAGTTGTTCCTGATTGAATACAGGTACGGTACGGGTACTCTTGTCCTTCACTGGGGACAATACGTGTTCAATTTGTGTGTTCATAGGGCGAACTCCTTACACTGTGTGAGGCTTCTATTATTTCCTAATAGAAACAAAGATTTATTTGTATATAAAGCGCATAAAATACTTGACAAATACGTAGTTTCATGGTAATATACGCTTACATTCTGTGAGTACTAGCAATGGTATCCGAGAATGCTTGCTTTAATACTCCTTTCGCTCAAAGCAACCGAGAACCCCTATGCGCCAACATAGGGGTTTCTTTATGCTTACAGAAAGCTACTGGGTAACTACTAGGTTATACACTGTGTATTAACCAGAGTACTACCAGATTCTATACAGAGTACTAATCGGATAATATACAGGTACTATACAGGTTATAACCAGAATACTACACAGAGTACTATACGGATACTATTCAGAGTACTACTGTATTACTTACTGTATTACCTGCGTATTAACAATAGTACTATACGGAGTACTAACTAAGTTCTTACTAAGATACTAACAGAATACTTACTAGGAACTTACTAGTATATTACTAAGATACTTACTAGGGTATATCAGATACTACCTGTATATTACTGCGTATATACTCGTATATATACGATGAACAAATGTCTATTTTGCGTATATAAACAAGAAGTTACAGAGATGATAACTTAAGTTACGACTGATTGATAACAGTTCCTATTTAGAATCCATAGTAAATTCAATAGGTTACTAATAGTGCGCTATAAATCAATAACTTAGTCAGCAGGTTCAAAACGTCTGCGGAAAACATTCTCAGGTGCAGTGTAGTATTCGTCTGAATCCCCAACACGATACGTAACCATTCGGCGAGAATCATCGTGCATTTCGCTTACGCATACTACAGCAACTAATTCAGTATCATCACGCAGTCGGAATACCATACCTGCTTTAGGCTCAGGTATAACCCACTTAGGTGCTCCTAGTACATACTGGTCAAGTACAGGTGCTTTGTACTTACTACCCTTGATAATCTTACCGTGCTCATTGCGGATAGGTTCGCCGTTCTCGAACTTGCTCCAGTTCGATTCATTCACTTCATACAGTGCACCTACGATGTCCAAGTTTGCACAATGTGCAACACCAATAGCTGTTACGATTTGGTCGCATAGGGCATCTAACAAGTCCTTACGCCAACCTTCTGGTAATGGTTTGCAGCGACTATCTGTATCTGCATATACAGGGTCGGTTATACGGAAGTTCTCACTGAGTTTACGGATTGCACTGCTTGAGCACCCTAATGCTTCTGTGCACTCAGCGACTTCCTCAAAGTGGCAAGACAGTTGCGCTAAGTAATCACGTGCTGTTCGCTCTGGTCGGGTCTTGGTGAACCAGCATTGGATACTGCTGATAGTATCTGTGCCATTCGGTAGCTCTTCAGTCTTAACGCCATGCACTTCGATGATGTCTTTCAAACTGCCTTCTGGTTTATTCTCGTTTTGCATAAGTAACCTCAATTTAGAGTAAAGATTCAGAATTGCCCCAGATTGCGCTAGAATCGAATTTCGTTTCTTGGGTACATAACGATATACCCGAGGGTTGAAATCGCAATCCTAGCGCAGCCAGGGCTCGGGAATCCGTATTCCTGTTTAATTCTGCGTTCAGCAGAAGAAGAAATACGAATCCAATACGCTCTGAAGATTATAAGAGCCGTCTTCAGGTCGGCTAATACCCTGCTCGGCGAGCTTCTCTGCAGCTACAGGGTTATGCTTATTGATGAGGTCTGCTACGTTATTGCTGTACAGGTTACGGAACTCACGGCGTATGCACTGCTGCATGCGGTCAACATCTGCTGCATGGCACGCAAAGCTATCGTGCACTAACTGCATGCTGTCATTGAATGCCAGTACCGTCATTTGCAGATGACAAGCATCCATGCTGTGTACGAAATTAGGTGCAATACTGTTAGCTGCTTTCTGTACATCAAGGTCATCAGTACTTCGGCGCATAACAATCTGCTTCACACCCATAGAGCGAATACAGATACGCTCGTCAATTTGCTTGTCCACCCAGTTCAAAACCTTTAAGCCCATTGGTGTAACCCACTCAAGTGGTGCTCGCTGTTGGTGCACGGCTACCCTTAAGTAGTCCATCATGGCTGCTGCTTTAGGTACAGTAGTCTGCACTGCAGCACGCAGAGCCTTCGCTACGGCTACTGCCAACTGACCCTGATGCACCAGCATCTCACCTGCGGCGTTACGGATAGGCTCGAAGTTGCGTTCAATCATGTCCTCGGTAACGTAGTCAATACTGCTGCTCAAAGTACTACCATACACAAAGGTCATCACTGGCTTCTTAGCCATGCTTCGTGGGATACCATGCTGTTCCCAGTATATCTGCTGCACTTCATCAGCGTACTCGGGGAGCACCTGCATAGCTCGGGAAGCTACTTCAGCGTAGATGTCCTCTTTCTTTTCGGTACTTGTAGTCAAGCAGTTCACGTACTTGGCACCGATTTCATCACGCAGCATAGCACTGAAGTGCTGCAGACCTGAACAAGTAGCATCCATTGCAACGGGTACATGGCAGCGATATTGCTCTGGGTTACCTGAATCCAGTGCCTCGAAATAAGCATTCAAAGCAGCATACAGTTGGAAACTCAAACTCGGGTCTGGTGCAGGCTTCTCCAAGAAGTTCTCAAACCAGTTCCGTAAGTCCTGAGTGTTCTCTTGTGTCCACTTCGAGCGGTCTTCAAAGCTGGTTTTGTCGTAACCGCAGCAATTTGCAATGTGCACTTCCAACCAGAACAGCCCTGCTTTACCCAGTTCCTTGCCCTCAGCAAACTCCAAGACCGCTTTTACACTGTCTTGGGCTTGCGGATTCAGCACGCCTCGGTAGTACAAACGGCCTCGCCAGTCCAAAAATACAGGAAAATAAATCTGGCGTTTGTCCTTAAATCGCAGCATCGTACGTAGGGCGTTCAGGACGGTGTAGGAGCGCGATACACGCAAGTGCTCACTGATGTGCCATTCGCGCATTGCATGCTTCCAGACGCGAAATTTGGCATCTTCCTGCGGTGTTCTGGTGCTGCTGTCCCAATCGTCGGGAAATGGAAACTCGGGCATCGGGTCGGGATTCGTTTTGGATAATCCCATACAGCCATCACCTTGCTGAAGTGCCTGCTGCAAAGCAGAGAGCACGCGGTGATTAATCCGATAGGGCACGGATTGAGCAAGGTTCATAACCTTACGAATCCCAGCAGTCTGCTCTTGACTGAACTGGTCTTGCAATGGCACGCGCATAGCCTTAGGCATTCTTCGGAAAGAGCACGCTGGTGCATGGTGTCTGAACCAAGCAGTGTAGTAACCGCCTTGGTACAAACCTTCCCAATCCTTTGGCGGTACTAGCATCGGCGGATACTGCACAATGGGTTGTACGGTTTCAAGGATTTGCTCGCAGTGCTCAGTAAGTTCCTCAGAAGGGTATAGCATGAACTGCTGTGTCTTCGGGTGCTTATGCCATACGAACAGACCAGTACTGCTGTACACTGCTTGGGCGCATATCTTACCTACTTGCACCAATGCAGCACTATCCCAGCGTGGTCTATCGTTTACACCGATGTACTTCAGAGCAGCATGGAAGGCATTGGCACGCAGGTGCACGCTACTAATCTTACCACGGTCTAAGTACTCTTCGGCATGCTGTACCTGCAATGGGTTCACTGCAGATACCTCATGGATATAAAGCTCAGCCTCGACAGCCTTACCAATCTCTACAAGTACACGCTGCATAGAGCACACTTCAGGGATAAAGCACATGTTAATCATGGTACGCAGGGCAATACTAATACAAATATCAGAGCCCACGGCACGCACATAACGTCTGTACTTCGCGGCATTACCAGCATTACGCTTGGCAAGCTCTTCGTCCAAAGCTGCCTTGGAGCTTTCGTAAGCAGCTTGGACAATGGCTTGGATAGGTTGCAGGCGCATTGCTTGACCTTGCCTTAACGCTTCATCTTGGAAGTGCATACCCTTGATAATGCTTTGCTCGGCGTATTCTTCTTCGAGAGCTACTTGGGCTTGCTCTTCTGAAGTCAGAGCATTGGTTTGGTCATTTGACACACAAGTCCCCTACACGGTTAACGTACTGCTGAGCATTGAAGTACACCTCTTCTTCATTGCTGCAATACCAGAGTTCGTAAGGTTGAGGTACATGGTCGGTATGCTGCAGGAACAGCACGTCAATACCATATTGCACATACCCGATGTTGTAGTCTAGCACGATACGAGCAGCGCCTGGGATTAACTCGTTAGGAAAGCGCGTATCGTCAATGATGATACAGTCCGCCTTGATTTCCATAGCCAGCTTAGTGAAGAAGCGTTCGTCAATCTTACGCACGGCTTGTCCCACGATATTCATCAATCGGCGTGGACTGATGGTACGACAGGCGAATAGGTCTTGTTCCAGATAATCCCAGAGCACTTCAGGAACATTGTATTTGTGCATGAAACGCTCAACAGCATCAATGAGTTCATTCAAGGTTTGTGCCGAGCCAGCCAAGGCAACAGGTCTGCGCTTCAGTGATTCATCACGATGCCCAAAGAAGTCCGCAGCGAGTTCTCGCAGTGGAGCAGCAAAGCTCACTACCTTTACAGTAGCTTCAGGGAACTTCTGACGGACAGCTACAGCCAGTGCCTGAGCAGTGGTGCTCTTACCACCACGAGTACGCCCGATAAGTTGAATGTACATTATAAACCTCCGCTTGGTACGATTGATTTGAACCCGAGTTTCTCAGGTGCATTTACAGTCCAGTACTGCAAATCCCAGACACCATGCTTCGGCGTGGTTTCCTGCCCATAACCATCTTGCAGACAGTAGTAGCAGACATCACGCCGTTGCATAGTACCTGTACTAGACTTGAATACAGGGAAATATGTAATCCCATAAGTCTGTTCGCAGTAAGGACAAGTCTTAACTTGTGCCATCACTTTCCTTCTTCTTAGCCATAGCAGCTTTAGCACGGCGAAGAGCCTGAGCCTTAGCAGCCTTAGCACGTTTAGCCATAGCTTTCTCTTCAGGAGTTTTGTGGTCAGGGTACATAACGCCTGCACCTTCCTGCTTCCAGTAGGCTAACAGCTTTTCTGTATAAGCAATGATGTCAGGGTACTGCATACTTTTAGCACCCCAACGCCCAACGGCATTTGCTGCCTTACCCTCTGCACCATTACAGCTTCGATGCAAGACACCGCGAATCTCACCTGTATCGTGGTTGTGGTCAACTACCCAGTCAGTCTTATTGCCACGAACAGCAAAGTCAATGGCTTGACCACAGATAGCACAACAACCGCCCTGTTTGGATTCGCAGTATCGTCTTGCCCAGATGCGTAATTGGCTTCGAGGAATCTTAGGCATTCCACCGCGCATCATACCACCTCAACCCAGCCGTGGAAGCCTTCGTTCGCAGGTCGGCAGCAGGTCATTCGGATACCTTGCCAAGTGAAATCACGGACAGGCTCAGGGGATATACTATTGGCACTGAACAGCCAATCAGGATTGTCCTTTGGTGCAACCAGCACTTCATAGTGATAGCCCATGTAACCTTGTACTTGCTTGTACACTTCTTGAATAGGCATCAAGCCAGAGCGCAATTGCTCACGCAGGTAGCGGAAATGCTTTTGCATCATATCGGTTTGAGAAGGGACAGCACCAGCGTAGGTAGTGCTCAGCACCATCAATGCGTTATCAATGATGTCCTTGCGAGGCACGATAGGTTTGATGTACCGGTACTTCTCAGAAGGGATTTCTTCTTGGGTACGCAGTTCAACAACCAGCAGGCTATGCTGCGGATTGCGTGTTTCGTTTTGAATGTGTCGGCGGACGTTATATGGCTGAGCCTGTTTCATAAAGTGTTTCATAGATTTTGTCCTTATAGAACTCAAGTTGTTCACGGTTGCTTCGGGTCAGACCACAGCTTTCAAAGTACTTGATTGCTGTATCGTCTGGTGTTCGCAGTAGCCACAAGGCATACGCTTCAGGCAGTGGGTTCTGTGCATTCCATGCGTAGGCATCAAGTACAAGGTTTACAGCTTCATGCTCAGTAGTGCATTCGTTGAGTACATTGAATGCCAGCTTTGCACCGCACAATTTACCCTTGTATCTGGTGATACCCTTCACGTTGTCAGCAGTATCACCCATGAGCATTTGTGCTAGGAAGAATTTAGTACCACGGCCACTGCATTTAAATGTACCTGATTCAGTGTACTCTTCACGCAGGAAGCCAAATCGGTCTGCGAGTGCCGACACCTTACACTGTTTCTCTTCCCAGAAAGGATACGGTGTTACACGCAAGTCCTTGTCTGGAGACCACAACAGCGCTTCCTTGTTCAGGTGGTGCTCCATAATCATACCATCGTCAGCTTCGTATTCCCAGCTTCGGAAGATAGTGATTTGCTGATGCTCACTAAAATGCTCAAACAGCACATCACGCAGGGGCTCAAGCAACGCAGGCTTAATCTTGCCTTGACGGTTTGCTTGATAGGGCATTACAGTTTGCAGTTTACCGCGATTAGCCTTAGCGCAATCACGTGGAGTAATGTGCACTGATGCGGTACTGCAATGTGTTAAGAACAACCAAGATAATACCTGTTGTTCGTATCGGCGCAAGGCAGTGTCCAGCTTAGCTACGCCAGCAGCAGCAGTGTAAGCCAGTCCATCGCCATCAAGAATCAGATGACGACCTTGCTCAGGGACTTCAAAAAACGAGGTGCATTTCTGCACCCCGAACTTTTGCAGTATAGACATTACTCAGGGTCAGGGATTGCCGATTCAGTTTGCGCAGTAGTACCACCAGCAGGCTTATTCACGGCAGCAGCTACCTTAGTAGCAGCACCAGCTTCAGCCATACCCAGCAATGCAGCCAGCTTGGAAGTGCCAAAGTCCAGAGATTGCATCAGGTGCTCTTGCAGGTAGTTACGAGACTTCTCGGCATCTTCTGGGGTTTCGATGTACAGGCTGTCCCATTGCTCTTTGGTTGGAGCGTCCCACAACAACAGCTTGTAAGCATCGTCAGGAACTTCAGGGATTGCATACGGCTGCAAGGTCATCGGGTCAATCGGCTTGTCAACAGTAGCAGGGTCAATGTTCACATAGACAACGTCCTTACCGTCTTTCTTGCCCTGCTGGTGCGTAATCGGCAGCAGGAATGCTTTACCCAAGAATTGAGCAAAGGATACTTCACCGCCAGTACCAAAGCAGTTCTGGCGCATACGTTGAAACCACTTCACGGCTTTGGATTTATCGGTGTTGGTTACGCTGATGAAGAATGTACCAATGCTTGGGTAGTTGCCTTCTTCGAGTACATAGTTCTCAGGTTGCCCCTCAGTGTTCATACCGATACCGCCCACGATAGTGAAGATTAACTTCATCTCACGAGCAGGCGCTTTAGGTTTGCCTTGGAACTCACGAGCAGCTAGACCGCTTTCGATATACCCAGTCAGGACAGCCAGTGCCTTACCAGCAGGTAGGGTACGGCCACCGCCACCGCCTGCCGTGGTTTCATTCATATCGCCTACGGCACCTGCCTGTTGTGCTTCTTGGAATTGATTTTGGAATTGATTTAACAGAGACATGCTGTTGTCCTTTCTTAGTTAGGGAGATGTTCTTTTGCTGCCAGAGTACGACCGTATTCAGGTACAGCAGGGAATGCAACTACATCGTACATTGCATCTTTAAGTTTAGGGATAATCGTACAGAGACGTGCTGGTGTTTCTTCCATCAGGCGTTGCACAATGCGACCCCATTTTATCGCTAGTTCAGGTGTAGCACAATCCAGATAGATTGCATCGTGCACTGTATTTACAGGCAGCACTTTACCGCCTTCAAAGTCCGCTTCAAGCAGCGCATTGATTACTGCACCGCAGGCAGATTGTACCACGAAAGAGGCTTCACCTTGGCACCAGTAGTTAGCGACTTCAGTCGGTTTGTAGTCCATAACCTGCTGACCGTCTTTCCACATTTCACGCTCGCGGAAGCTGTAGAAAGTACCACTGTAGCCTTGGAAGTAACCACGGTGATATATTCTGAACACACCTGAATCGTTTTGCTCACGCTGCATATTGTCGATACCATTTCGGCGGACAATCGGCATAACCTTTTCTTCAGCGAATACAGACAATTCAGGGAACAGTTTCTTCTGGGTTGCTTTGAACTGCCGTGCTTCTTCCAGTGTGATACCACAAGCATAGGCAAGACCCTTATCTGATGCACCATACTGGTCTGCAAAGCTGATTGGTTTAATCCAAGTGCGCTTCACGCTCCAGTAATTGTGCTCAGGGTGCTTGTCGTCTTTGATGATTGCACGCAGTTCGTTGTAGTCCTTGTCAAAGAAACCAGCGAGGCGCAGTGTGTGCATATCAGTACCGTCAGCCAAGTGCTTCAGCATATTCTTATCGTGAGAATACGCAGCACCGACCACGACTTCCAACGAGGTATAGTCCACTTCGACCATACGGCCATCAGGGAATCGGCTTTCAAACATTTCCTTCACTCGGCTGGTATCACCACGAGGAATGTTCTGCAGGTTCGGTTTATTACTTGACAATCGTGCTGTAACGGTAGCGCAGTTGTTCAAGTTGTGATGGATAAGGCTGGTCTTAGGGTCGACCAGTGTAAGCATACCTGTTTGCTTACCATTGGATTCGCGTAGGTAATAAGTACCGAGGTCTTTATCCGCAGCAGCCAAGTCCAGCAACTGCTGAGCAATCGGCAGGTAAGGGCGCAGGGCTTTCAAGGCATCGGCACTAGTGCTGTACACTGGTGTACCATCAGCGAGGTCTCGTTTACCGCAGTAAGCAGCGTTCTTACCGAAGAAGTCCTCAGCTACTTCAGCAGGTAGGTCATTGCGATTCAGCAACCCTTCAAATTGGTAGAGCTCTTCACCCCACTTCAGTTTCTCAACGTCAGAATCTACGCTGAATACCTTTGGTTCACCCTTGTTCTTACCACGAGAATAGCACACGGCATTCTGAGCAGGGATAGAGCCTACAGGGTGATACTGCTGCGTTTGCACATCTTGCCAGCAGTCCATCTTCTCGTACTTCGGAGGGTCATAAGAGACTTTCTTTTTGTACTTGATTGCACCGCCGAATATCAGGGCAGACAGGTGATAATCAGAGCCCCAAGCGAACTCAAACGGTAAGTCCGCAGGTTCAAACTGCTTCAGATGCTCAAGGCATTCAGCTACGGTTTGTTCTTGCAGCTTCTGATTCTCGGCTGCAGTTTGCATGTTGATATGCAAACCGTTGAATGTAGCGAAGGCATTGAAGACCATGCTTCGGCAGCGTTCCCAGAACATCGGCAGCATACCTGCTTCCTTCAAGGCAGCCAGTTGTTGCCACAATACCAGACGAGTATTCTCAACGTCCCCTTCAGAGCCTGCGAGGTACTGCATCAGCAAGTCCTTTGGAATCTCTGAAGTCAAGTAGCCTTGTTCCCACATGAGCTTCACTTCGTCAATCTTAGTTGTACCGCCGTACTTCAGCGAGCAATCTTCCAGCTTCGGATAGAGCACTGTCTGATGGCTCAGTAGGTATTCCGCGTATTGAGTACAGAAGATACGTCCGCCATTACGCAGGAACTCTTTGAGTTCATTGGGGTAGCAGGCATACAACCAATGCAGTTCAAAGGTTGCATTGTGCGCTACGAGTACCTTCGTGCCTTGTAGTGCCTGCTTAAACCAATCAGAGGCTAAGGATTCTTCTTTGTTGTTGAAGTACCAGCTTTGTACAGGTTCGTAGTTCTTAGCAAATGCTGCTGCTACGATGTAGTTCTGCGGTTCATGCGGAGAAGAAGCATGACCACAATGCTGAATGTTTTGTGTTTCTAAGTCCAAGATACACCAAGTCATGATAGCACCTATTTGTCAAAACGTTTATGCAGGAGCTTCGGTAAGCGCAGGCTTGCACCTGTACTTGACTTCTGCAGACCAGTTACCACCCATGTAGTACCCAGTAGGGTATTCGGGTTCGCTTCATATTGAGCGGTAAGGCTATTGCGTTTAGCATCAGTCCAACCTTTACCAAGGTCAGCCCAGAATGCAATACCTTCGTCAATATCTCGGCAGTACATACGCGCTACTTGTTTAGAGCGTTTACCTTTACCATATTCAACTTGCAGGATTGTTACGTCCGCAGTGAATACTCGCACGAGCTTAACCTGATGGTGCACACGAGCACCACATCGGTAGCCACCTTCAGGGTCTTTGAGTACAATACCTTCAGCACCCTTCTTGAAGTAAGTCTCAGCGAGTTCGTACGCACGAGTACTATCAGCGAGTACTCTTGTTGTAACCACACTGTAATTGTCAGACGTACCATCAGGGATAGACAGCAGACAGTATTCTAAGCGCTTGCGGTAAGGCGTATTGTCTTCGCCATCAGTCAGTTGGATACCGTCATGCACGTGCAGCTTCCAGTTCTGGCTGTGCATTGCAGGCTCAGGCCATGTATTACGGCGGTTAGGATTGACCAGACCAGAGAGTTCTTCCAATGTGAAATCTGCGTTGGTCAATTCAAACAGCACATAATCGAAGTCCGCAGGGTCAATGTGCGTAAGCATATCCGCAATGATACGGCTCAGGTAGCTCAGCTTAGGAATGTATAGTTCCTTGCGCTGTCTGCTCAGCACCTTACCAGTGCGAATATCTAAGGCGCAGAACACACCATCAAATTTCTCTTGGTACAACCAGCCATTGTAGAGCTTGTCAGGGTCATACTTGTAGAGCTTCATAAAGTCTTTATCGGGAATCATATGCAGTCCTCTTCCAGAATCTTCCATCGTGGGTCTTTGCGTTGTTGCAGTTCAATACGTCTGCGGTGCTCAGCAGGTGTGAACTTCTTAACACGTTCAAAGCCATCAGCTAACTGACGTTCTTCACGCAGCAGTCGGCGTAGTGTTTCTTCAGCCGACGAGTTCCATCGCATTTTCGCAGCCATAATATCAATCCAATTCTTCAGGTAACATAGTGAATACGCAAACCAAGTCCAGACCTTCAATAGGTTCGCAGTAAATGATTGCATCGTGTTTACCGTACTCACGGTAGAACTCTTCAGAGCTTTGGCACTTCAAGGCACCAGGGTCAGAGCACCAGTTATACATCAGAGCGACACGTGCCATCATAAGGTGCACATAGTTCTTGTGATATACCGAACCGCAGAGCAGTTCTTGCATTTCAAAGTCTTCCATACTAACTCCATTCATTGTGTTCAAAATCAACCATAACTTCCACGCAGTTGTAACGTGGGGCTTTGTTTCTTTGCAGCTTGTTCTTCGGTGTACTAACACCGCGCAAGCGTTCGTACATAGGCTCAGTACCGATTCGAGACCCTACATAGATTGCAAGGTCAACGGTATTCTGAATACCTGTCTTAGATTGCTTCAGCGCAGTCAGTGGCGGAAACAGTTGGTCAGTACCTTCGATACTGATTTGGCTTGTACCGATGTGCAGAAAGTCCTTCAGGATTGCCTGCTCACGGAAGTAGTTCCATACTGCTTCAAGGTCTTGATGCTCAGTGCCATAGCCACCTGACCAAGAACAACGCTGGGTCATATCAGTGATAAGCACTTGTGCATTGTACTTCGCAGCCAGCGCAGCTACTTGCTGAGCAGATTGACCATGCACATTCTGCACACGGATTGCATCTTGCGGAATAATCTTGTGATAGCGCTCGGATACATCTGGCATTTTCGCAAGTTCCTCAAGGGGCTTGTTCAATACCGTCTGCACCAATCGGGTCAGGATAATATCCGCAGCCTGTTCATTCGTTGCAAACAGGATTGGTCGTAGTTGTGCATCTGGATTCGTCTTGAGTTCTTCCTTGTGCTCTTTCAGAATCTGCAGCATCAGGTGCACTGCTACACGACAGAGCAACCACGTCTTACCCATATCAGTAGGTGCAGCAATCAGGATATTGTGCCCCTTGCGCAAGCCACGCAGCTTATCCCCGAAAGGCAGACAGTTCAGATTCCAACCGTGGTCGTCCAGTTCATTCTGGATAGCCGTGTCAATATCTGTTTCCCACGCCTTGTCAGCATCGCCTGAAGTGAAGTCCTCGAACAGCGCAGGATAGGCTTCCTCTAAATCCAGTGTATCATTATCAAAGGATTCCAGAGACTTACGCAGATTGGCAGCCACAATATTCTGGCGCATCGCTGAAGAGTACACGGCCTGAAGTTCAGGCGTGAGCCTCGGCATTGCATTCAGCGTTGCATTAGCAATAGCCACTGCTTCTTCAGGGCAGTTCTTCAGGCGCATGTACGTAATGAGTTCGTCTTTGTTCAACTCGGTGATATTAGGGTTCTTCTTGTAGTAAGAAGCAACCCACTTCAGTAATGCGTGTGTCTCGGGTGCTAGGGGTAACTGACTGATGTAACTCGAGTAGTGCTCCCAGTTCCATCGTTGACCCATTAGAGCCAGTAACGTGAAGTCCATGATAAACCTCTTTATACATTTTCAAATCTTCTTCGCAATGTGCAACCAGCACATCACGCCCTATTGTCTTTAGTCGTTTCTCCGCAGCCATAGTACAGGTTACGCCTGCAGTATCGCTATCGAATGCCAGCACAACAGTCTTATGCTGTGTACAGGTAGCAAGGTGCTTCGTCTTAAGCACTGTACCTTGCAAAGCCAGTGCCGATACACCAGTCAGGTGATGTATCTTGATTGCAGAGAGTATATCTTCAGTTAAGAAGAGAATCTCTGAGCCTTTCAGGTATGCTTCGCCTTCGTTATAGGTCAACCACTTGGGCTGACGGACACCAGTGTAATCCCTACCGAGCCATGCAGTGCCTACATTGAATAGCAGGCGGTTTTCACTTTGGATTACACCTTTCAGGTAAGGTTCTACAAGGGATAACCACATTCCCTTACTGATTAGAAATTTCATTATCTGTAACTGCACGTCCCTTTGCAGGACCTGCAACGGTAATCGGGTTGAGAGTGCAGCAGTTAAGCTTCTTACTGTATCTTGCTTGACAAATTGCACCGTTTCTACACGGTGCTTCCGTACTGTTGCACTCTCTTTGCAGTGGAAACAGTATGCACTCCAACGCTCTGGCTCATTCCTGATGACTAGGTTAGGACGGCTTTCTGCGCCATGATATATCCGTTTGCTCTCACCGACCTGCAGTCTTTGGGCATCGGCGAGCCATTCGTCTTTGTGCATACTACTTCCTTTCGGCAACTACTTACGCTTCAGAAGGGGTACCTGCTTTTGCTTCGTCAGTGTGAAGGCGCAGGTTACTCAAACCGACGACAATCAGTTTGTCCTCAGCGACAACCGCGTAATGTGCTGTACCCTGAGCATCAACGTGTCGAGCCAAGACTTCGCATTGTACTTCACGAGTAGTTTCGGCGCGACCCAGTTTAACGCTGGCAGTAAACGGCATTGCGCGGTTCTCTTCTTCCAACGCAGCTTCAACACGGCGTTCCAGTTCCACCAAGTAAGCACGGTCAGATTCCAAGCGATTCAGCAGTTGCTCTTCAGACAGTTTGCCTGCGCCTTCAGGCATATCCAAGACCAGTTTGGTACGGTCAATGATGTGCTCTTTGGCAGTGAAGCCTTCGCCCTCACGGACTTTGAACAGTTGTTTACCGTCCATCACGGCAGTGTCCACGACAACGACAGGTACTTCTTTGTAAGTGTCAGTCTCAGGGTTGTTCGGGCTACGACGGCCTTGCTTCATGGTTACGGTTTGACCGACTTCTACCTTAGTAGCTTCGCGCAGTGCTTCGAGGGCTTTGGTATTGCGCTCAATGCGCTCGGCAACAGTTGCCTTTTTAGCAGCAGCTTCAGAAGAGTTCAGAGAAGAGGTAGGTTTGATAGTTTGTTTCATGGTAGCTCCTTTCATGAGCGTTGGTTAAGAAAGTAAAGTAATAAAGAACAAGGTTAGGTTAATGACACATGGTAACAACAGTGCTTCCAAAAGGGGTGAAGATAAACCCTAATGTAACCAACAGGTGCACCACTCCAAGAATAACCCATACATAGATAGGTACAGGCCGTTTAGCACAATCATACAACAGCATATACACAAGGAACATACCTATGGATAGACACATCAGTATGAACTTAGCAGTGCCGAGTGTATCCGCCCAGTATTCAGGATTCGTACAGAGGTTCATTCCACAACCTCAAAATCCTTCAAGGACAATGTACCTTCAGGGGCTTCGACAGGAATCTGTGTGCACATAGCAGCCGTATGCGTAACACCATCGGAGGTAGTCGCATCAACCACTGCGCCCAGATACACATGCTGGTCATCAAAGCCAATCACAATGTACATACCATCGGCACGTTGCAACTTCATACCGAGTTTCAGGGCATCTGTGCTTGCAACCGCCTGTACAAGTTCAAGTTCGTCCAAAGTTAATTCAAAGCTGTTGTATCGAGCTTCTGGATATACAGTGAAGTGGCCTTCTAAATCCTGTGTACCTACCTTTAGCTTTCGATATGACCATACATTTGAGGTTCCACACAGATTATGCAGTATTTGTTGTACTACAGGGTCATTAGCTTTGAGCATGCGCTCACGACTACCTGCTACCCACCAAATATCGCCTACAGCCTCGAAAACGACACCAGCTTCTACTTGGGCAGGTTGCACGAATTTTGTGCACTGTAACCGCAAGGGAAAGCCCGTATGTTTATTGTCAACGTACAGCACTTTGTACTCGTTACCTAAATGGTCTTTAACGTGCAAACCTACTTTAACATCTTCAAACTTCATTGTTGCTCCAATCAATTTCAATGATTACAGAATTACCCTGGGACTTCACGTTGTAGTCAAATCCGAGGTCATCAAGGATTGCACAAACACAATCTTGTACATTCCGAGATACGTAGTACTTCAGGCTATATTGCCCCATTGCTGCTGCGTTCTCAATGATACGTAGCACATCAGGGAAACTGCCTGCAGTCTTAATATCTTTGCTTCGGGCATCAGCAAGGTGCTGCATAGCCTTTGGCGTAATATTCAGTTCTTCAAAGCGCATACTCAATCCCTTGCTTAGTCCTTTGATGTGATGGCATTCAGCAAGGCACAAAGGTCTTGCCATGATTTGACTTCGAGGTATGCACCGCTTCGCCATGTATCCATAGCGAGATTCTGCCAGTTCAAGATAGGTTCACCGCAGTGCAACAGCCAAGCACCGACAACACCACGCCAGTCAGCGAAGTTGCAAGTGCATTCGTTAGGGAACAATCGCCACATAATCTGGGCAACCGTGCCTGCTGTGTTCATACTCGGATAGACTGCGTGCACGAAGCGGTCATCACGGAAGTCCTTAAGGAACATACCGTTATCGTGTACGGATAGCTTCAGCATACGCCCTGCTACTTCTTGGTCAAGGAAGCAGCCAGCTTCTACATATTCATACAGCAAGTTATACGCCTGTTCAAATTCAGCAGGGGCATCAGACGCATCGATTTGGTCTGCGAGTGCAGCTTCAGGCGCAGCATTCTGCATAGCAAAGGTAATACTGTGATTCTCCAGCGCATCGTCGTACCAACAGGGGGCGACCGTATCTTTGATGCGTTGAGCAATCTGATATGTACCCTTGAAATCAGATGCAACACGGTAGCTTTCATTACCATAACAGATAAAGTGTTTAGCATCGGGTTCTAACCCTTGCTGCATAATTACAAATGGATACACTTCGCCTGCTGAGTGCTGTTGCACTGGATTACCATTGGGCAAATGACCTTGATAAGTCATGCTATTCTCCTATTCAGAATCGGATTTAACGTAGATGTTCGCAATAAACGAAGCATCGGGGAAAAGGGTACAGCATTCGGGACTGTTCCATAACTCACGGAAACTGTCCAGTGCCAGTAATTCAAAGGGTGTACCCAGTGCATCATTCAGGTACTCAATGGCTTCATCATAGCTATTGAATACCATGGCACTGAGTTTACGCATGAACTGTGGTGTAGCATTATGCAATGCAGGGCAGTGCATGATATAGGCTTGCATAATAATCTCCTTAAGCAAACAGCCAGCAGAGGCCGGCAACGATAGTCGCACCAATGACTGCACCTTGCAGCATACGGTAGCGCATGTATAATTCATTAATAATCTGGTCTTGTTCGAGCACGCTAGTTTCGCCAGCTTCATAACGTTTCAGTAAGGCTTTCATAGCTCACCCATCTTCTTCAGGTAAAGGTATTCGTGCATGCGATTGCTCACAAGCGAGCGCATACGCGGTTTAGTCTGCAGGATATAGTCGGCAATAGCTTCCAAGTCAAAGTAACAGCCTTCGTCCTTAAAGGCGTTAGGCGTTTCAGCCTTGTATTGTCGGAGCCAGGCCAGCAATTCTTCTTTGCTTGGTAAGTACAGGTACTCCAAGCCCCAGATTAATTCAAGTGCATAGGCAGGGCGCTTCAGCATTCGGACTAGTATCCAATCTTCTTTAGTCGAGCCATTAGGGTAGGTTATCTTGAAGATAGCTTTACCGCCTACGTCAGCAAGTCTGCTTAGCACGCCGTGCTCCACGGTTACAGACTGATTCGGTGCTAGGCTTTGGATAGCTTTCAGGATATTCATGCTAGAACTCCTCGAAGAATCCGCTATTGAAACAACCCCATTCTACAGCATAGGCTTCCTGTGCATACAGCGTGCCATCAAAGCTACCTGCACCATCAGGCCATGCAAAGGCAACGGCGTGCTCATTGTAAAGCTGCATGAAGGCTCGCCATGCCTGCAGATGCTTAAATAACAGATACGGTGTAGTTATACCGACCCAGCGAGTATGCGTAGTGCCGTTGTTGCTTAACTGCCGAATACCAATCAGCCCCAAAGAAGCTGACAAGGTTTGCTCCAAGTTCTTACGCAATAAGCCAGTGCCACGATACGCAAAGTCCATGTGCACTTCAAAATTCACTTGGATAGTTGCTTGCTTTTCCATTGCTTTACGTTGCTTGTTGGTTCGTTGCAGATTCCATACAAAGTCCATGATTATTCCTTTCGCTATACATGGTAATTTACAGGGATATTCGGCTAATACGCGGAATCGGGCTGTGAGTGCACATACTACGGCACTGCACGGCGTGGATTCGCTTTGCTGATTACTGAAGCCTACTCGAAAGAATAGGCTTGGATAATAAACAAATTAACCTTAGCATTATCAGCGTTCACGGATAGATTCTCGCTTCTATCAAGCGCATGAACATTTGTCTTGGTACGTCATGGCGTATTGCTTCCAAGAATCCTAGCTGTATTGTCTAGTCTTTGCAAAGGCTGTCGGTTCTAGTTATCGGGCACGCCTTGCTTATCCCTTAAGTGCATATTGTTCCAATCAGTCAACACTATCCTGAATGCCTTCTAACCTATTCACCGTCTTGCCCGTCTTGCTTGCCATTAGGACTTACAGCAACGTAACAAAAGGCTTCAAGGATTCCAGCGTTTTCAATTAAAGAACGATTTAAGCGTATGATACACGGTGCAATGTTAAGTAACGTTAGCTTATTGTAAAGCTATGTAATCTTCTTTGCTTCGTGCTTCTTGCTTACTGAAGCCCGCTAGTATCAACAGGCTTGGATAAACAGGAAGTCTAAGGCTTAGGCTTGACGGCTTTTCACTGCTTCTTCTAAGGCTTTCAAAGCTGCAATTTCCGCATCATTCAAGTCAGTATGTTCTTGCAAGCGTTTAATCATTGACTTCAGACTATTGGCAAAGATAGATGCGGTACTAATCTCAGCTTTAGGCTTGTCTGATTGCATAGGACGATAGTCATACCATGCAACGCTATCAAGCAAGTCTTGTTTCTCTTTGACTTTGACTTCGTCTTTAATCAGTTTAAAAGCAAACAAACCTTTCTCAGCGCGTGCATCTGGTTTATTCATGCGAATAGGTGCAGTGGCTAAGGTATACTGTTGTAATTTCTCACGTTGCACACCGCTTGGCAATTCAGCAAACAGTCGGTTCAGCAATGACACATCACCATGTAGATAAGCGTGATGAATAGTTACGAATAAAGCCTCTTGGATTGCTTCACAGCTATTGGTAGTAGCTTTGACAGCTTTGGTAATCTTAGCTTGAATTTGTTTCTTAGTGATGACTTGCATGATGTTTCCTTTCGTGAAATGATGTACTTTGCACTGTGTTGCATTGGAAGAAGCTGTTTTGTTATCGCTAGCTTTCCGTTGCTTCCATGGCTTCGCATTGTACAGACTGTTTTGTTAAGTTACGCATTGCAAAAGTAAAGAATGTGTAAAGAATCTGTAATAAATACGTAAAGAAACTATGCTATGCTATGGATTCCCGATAAGGTTTAGCAGGTTAAACCCTTGTATTTACTAGAGAATATCCGCTATTACCCGATAATATAATGCTGTTTGTACCGTATCTACCTGTTATCTAAGCTATTGATTAGTAGTAGCTATATTGTAACTACTTGTTTCTACTAGGTATTCTAAATGCTAACCGCTATCAATTGGTTCTAACTTAAGTTACTATCTCTGTAAACCCTTGTATTTACTAAGGAATACGCTACTTGTTCTTCGTATATATACAAGTAAGTATCTAGTAAGTATCTAGTAAGTATCCTGTAAGTATCCTTGTAGTAAACAGTATGTTCCTAGTATGTTCCTAGATAGTTCCTAGATAGTATCCTGTTAGTTACCCTGTATGTATCTGTTATCTATCTGTTATCTTACCGTGTAGTAATCCGTATACTATCCGTTATCTTCTAGCAGTGAAAAGAGATATTGCCGTAAGTATCCGCTATCTATCCGTAAACTTCCCGATAGCTTCCCTGCTTACTCCCTGCTATCCCTCCGTGTACTCCCTGCTAGGTATGCGGTTAATACCCAGTTATCTCCCTGTGCACTCCCTGCTTCCTTCCTGTTTGCTTCCAAGCAAATACCCAATCAAGACACGGAATCGACCTGCCAGTGCACACGGCAACAAAAGCGAGCATACGGGGAAGAAACGCGTGGCTAGGGGTGA